AAAAAAGTAAAATTTATCAAAATGGCATTTAAAGCCGCAAAGTACGAACTAGTCGAATTGCTGGTACCTGGAGTAGCAGTAGGTGGACAAACACAAACGCAGTGGTCGTTTCCTGACTTACCAAAACTGCGTTACACAGCGCTAATGGCGCTAGAAACTTTTGCAGTAGATACGCTGACCGTTTCGCCTAACAACGTGGCGCTACCGTCCGCAGCTATTATGCAAAAAAGCTACCTGGTATTATATTCAAACGAACGTCAAGACCTGTTCCGTATTCCTTTGATCAGCTTAATTCGCACGCAAGCCACAACTAGTGCCAGCGCACCTTTCGTTCGTAGCCTGCCCGAATTTAGCGGACAAAAGATAACCTGGGATAAGAGCTATATCACGATCGCATCAGCCCCAGCAAATACTACGAATATCAGTTTTGTATTTGGCGTTTATTATATCTAATCTATGGCAAGTACGGCACAACTACGAAGCGCAAGCGCAGTTCTAAATTGGTACAACGAGCAGCCGCAGGCTGCCTGGAAAATATTTAGATTTTCTGTAATGGCTAAAAATATTACAGGCGCTTACGACGGCAAGAGTAAAGAGGACGGATACGAAAAGCTCGAAAAAGAGCTGCAATTCATCGCGCCGGACGACTATAACAATTTTGTACTAGGTCTATACAGCGACAAGGACAAAGAAAAGTTAGCCCCTGCCATTAACAAAGTTTTTGTGCTAAACGAGGCCCCTTTGGGAATGATCGCCGGCTACGGCGTAAGTAACCAACAGGCACAGATTAATAACGAGATACTAAACGAGATCCGCGCACTACGAGCTGAAAGAATAGCCGAACTGGAAACGGACGAAGAAGAAGAAGAAGAAAAAGAGGAGCCAGTAACGCCGCAAAGTATTTTAGCTGGTATGCTACAACAACCACAAGTACAACAAATGTTAATTGCTATGCTTGGAAATATTGTTAGCAGCTTTGCTGCACCAAAAGTTCAGCACGTAAGCGGAACGCAGGATATGGAACAGATCATACAAACACTATTTAGTAAAGGGGTAACAGCCGACGATCTAGCAAAGCTGGCAGCTATGCCGCAAACGCAGATCAGTATGCTATTATCTATGCTACGTAAGTAATGGCCGGAAAATTCAAAATATCAGCTACAGATGTCCTACTGGTAGGCGGCGGCCTATTGGCTTTTACAGCTATTAAACGCCTGTTAATTGCAGGCGGGATCGCTGCCGGCCCTGGCACGCAAAGCGCCAGCCAGCAAATAACCGATCCGGGTAGCTACTGGAAGCCGCTATACTATAAACGTACCGGCGGCGTACTGGTAACCAGGGCAACAGCTGATCGCCTGGCAAGGCAAATACATAACGCGTTTGGACTGTTTCAGGACGACTTTAACGCAGTTATGGCCGCTTTTAGCCAGGTCAAAACAAAAGCTGCCGTATCTTTTTTAGCCGACGTGTTCCAGCAACGATACAAACAGGATCTATTGACTTTCTTAACCAATGGCGGCGGCATATTGCCCTGGGACGGATTAAGCGATAGTCAGCTTCGCACATTATTAACGTACACAAACAGATTAACAGCACGATGAAAAAAAATATATTTCCCTTACTACTAATCGCCGGAGCTGCAATAGCTTTTATGGCTTTTCGCAGACGGCAGCGCGTATCGGTAGAAGCCGGGCCAACAGAAAGAATTACGGAACAAGAATTTGCGGCGCCTGTAGATATTGCCCCTAGGCCATCGGCTGTAGATATTGGCACAAAGCTAGTAAGCACGCTTTTTACTAAAAAAGCAGGCGCAAAGGCGCAGCGTACAGCTGTAAAGCGCGCCGTAAGAACAAAGGCGGCAACCAGGGCGCAGGCAAAGGCTGTAACAAAGCAGCTTTCTAAAGGTATTCGGATCGGTTTTAACGATAACGTATTAGTATAAAACTAATCAAATGAAAAAAGGAACTATAATCTATTTAGCTGTAGCAGCTGCCCTATACTATTACTGGATCAAGCGCAAAAAAGCGACTGGATCGGTAGCGCCTAGCGCCGAAGCTGCAGCCAGTACAGCGCGTCAAATGGTATCGAATATTGTAGATCAAACTACATTTTTGCCCGACGAAACTACGTTTGCAAAGCAATACGCTAACGATCAAAAAAATTGTAGATAATGGCTTGCGTTAAATTCATAACAGAAACAAAGATATTTCAGCAAAGCGGCCAGACGGACACGAACGCTAACAGCGTTATTTTCGTCAATCAAGGTACGTCAAACGTAACTGTGGACGGCTTTTTGCTGACGCCTAACCAATCGTGGAATATAACAGGCAACCGCGACGAGATTAACGTGAAAGTGTATTCATTCAATTTTAGTGGGGCAGGAGTTAATCAACTTACAGTAATACTTAAACGATACGTTTAATGTTCGTAGATTTTAATATACTTAATCAGCTTGGATCGCCGTCTATCAATAGTAATACGTTTGCTAATAGGCCAGCCGCAGGACAGACAGGCCGGCTCTTTGTTAGTACCGATACTTTTGAGATCTACAGGGATAATGGTACGTCCTGGGATCTAATTGGCGGCCCTGGCGCTGGTACTATCACTGGTACTGGTACAGCTACGCAGGTCGCGTACTTTACTGGATCGCAAACGATCGGCAGTAGTGCTAACCTGTTTTGGGATAATACAGCCGGCGCGCTAGGGATCAATACAGCTACGCCAGGCGCGGAACTAGACATACACGGCACCGGGATAATTGTACAGGTTAATTCAACTAGCGCAACAGCTAACAGCTTGCTAGCCTTTCAGCGCAGCGGCAATGGCGTTTGGCGCATAGGCGATCAATATAACGGCGGCAGCAACTTTTTTGAGCTGCATAATACTGTACTAACAAACAATGCTATTGAAGTAACGGCCGCCAATAACAAAAGCACCTTTCTAGCTGTTCAAACGTATGCTAGCGGCGTAGCTACTGGCAACCAGTTTACATACAATTTAACCGTACCTAACGGAGTAAATATAACCAGCCCTAACGCCGTTCACGCTGTAAATAGTTATCTAAATTTATCACTAGGCGGCAATACTACGGTACCATCAGGAGCCAGGCAAGGTTTAGAGGGCAATAGCCGGATAAGTTTTACTGGCGCTGGCACGCTTACAATGACGCAGGGCAGCACCGTAAGGGCTTTTAGCGCACTTTCTAGCGTTTACAGCTTTGCTGGCAGCGCTGTAGGTACAGTTACGCACCTGGCAGGCCTGCGAATTTGCTTTCCCGATAATATCGGTAGTGCGATCAATATTACTAACAATTACGGCCTGTTATTGAATGACCAAACGACAGGCAGCGGTACAGTTACGTATACTAACCGTTGGGGCATTTATCAAGAGGGCGCCAGCGATCTAAATTACTTTAACGGCAATGTGCTGGTAGGATCAACAACTAACAGCGGCCAGCGTTTGCAGGTCACTGGTACTGCCTTATTTACTGGAGCTGTTACCGGTACTGGTAATAGTTCTACTTATACAGTTACGGCGGCTAGTGGGGTGGCAAGATCTAAAAGCATTACCAGCACGCTAGTAGCGGCAGCAAATAACGACGTACTGGTAGGACTGGATATAAACCCTACCTTTACCAATGGGGCTTTTACTGGGGTTACGAATTTAGGACTACGTACTCAAAGAGGATTTGAATTATATTCAGGTGGAACTTCTCCTAACTCACATTATTTATTTAGTACAAGTGCAAGTAGCACAGATGGAACTTTACAATTTAGAAGGTCTGGTGGCGCAAATGGTTTACTAACTTTTGTTTTGTGGAATATGGGTTTTATTGATAATCAAAACACCGGAGAACAAAGATGGAGTATTGCTACTGGTGGCTCTTTTCCTACAATATATTCTAATGGTGCAGAAGCTGCAAGATTTTCTACAGGACGAAATTTTTTGATAAATACAACAACAGACGCCGGTTTTCGTTTGGACTGCAACGGCACAGCAAGAGTGCAG